GAAGTAGCAGGCTGCATAGATTATCATCGACACACACTGTATGGCTCCTGCGTGGTTCCCGTTCAGTTTACCAATGACGTACACGCTGGCCACTACACCGAACAGCATTGCGGCCTCCGTGAAGCAGTTCCATGCCTTCCGCCACTCGAACCGCTCATGATATACCAGCAGCCCGCACAGCAGCCCCACGATGAAGTTACCGCCTAACAACCATACCAGCGCAAACACATTCCCTGCGATGGGATGCAAATACGCCGCTATACCTGTTATCACAGCAACTATAAAACTCTTTATCTCAGTCATAGTTTAAGTTTGTCAGTATGGATAGTGTGAAAGTCTTAATTCGGATATTGTATGTTTTGATTATGTACCTACTTATTACAATAACTATTTATCTTTTCTTTGGAAATTAGATACTGTTTCTTTATATAAAGGGGAGTGGTTGTTCCCCTTTGATTAGTTGGTATAATCAGTAATAACCTTACTACTGGCTTTACTCAATATAAAACAACCTTGCACCCATATTTCCATGATTGTCTGTTTTTAAGTAGGACAATAAGCTGTGCCCAAAACCGCTGTTAGAGTATTCTTGCGCACCACCACTCATGGAGTAATAAGTGCCATCTGTTTTTGCCCAAATTGCACCGTTAAATGAAAACAAAGGATTATTGTCAGTAGAAGAAACTCTGGGAACAAGAAGGAGGAGAGCCAACTTTTTTCTCGTTTCTACAGGCAGACTATCATAGCCTGGTTTACATAAAACAGTATTCCAACTTTGTTGGGCAAGTGTGTTTCCGCCATCAAGAAATTCGTTGTTAAACCACAGTTCATGTTGCCCTGTAATATTAACAAAGACTCCAGTTGCTTCCCAAGAAGATTCTTCACTATTAAAATTATTATCTGTCGCCAAATATATCTGGCCGTTCACAATCTTTACAAGGTCATTCCATTTCCAAAGACCACCAATTAAATCATATATACCCCATCTTGAAGCATTGTGTGACCACGATAATGGTTGCGTGCCATTTATCCATTTTGCTCCAAATGTTTCCTCACCTGCAAGTTTACCATCTAAACGCTGGCAAGTTTCAAACTCATAACCTTCAACACTACTCATTCCATACTTAGAATTACAGCGTGGCGTAAGTCCATTAAACTTTGAGGAAAGAAGATATGTAAGTGATTTCTCATATATAGTTTCAAGATGCCACCCAGAACCTTTTGCGAGTGCTGCGGCTTTATGAGCCTCCAATGATTTGTTGTTTTCTGGAGCAAGCCCAAACCAGTTTACGGGATGCCCATCAACATAAGAGGTCATAAAAACACCGGCATAAATCACAGGCTTTAATACCCCATTGACATAAAAAGCAGGATGTGGTGTTTGTAAATCACCCAATGAAGATGCAAATGCTCCGATGGATACAAGAGGTATCTTATACATTAACGAAGGATAGCCAGCATTGTCCCAAATAACAGTAACAGCTCCATTAGATGAAGATTCTATGATAGAGCGCAATACATTTCTCGGCAATGCTCTTGCTGCATTATAATCAAATACAGAGGTAAGTGTTTCCAATTGTAAAACATAGTCCTTATTCAGTTTGCCAGTTCTGAACAGAAAATCTTTGAAGGAATCATTTGTGAGGAAGACGTCAGATAAGGTTTCCGACATATCTGTTTTACAGCAAGACCTAAAATATACCGCATCCGATGGTATATTAGTTTTCCTTACACTAACACCTTCGTTTGCTGTATTTGAAAAAGCTACAGATGAATTAACAATATAGTTCCCTGCGCCATCATAAAAGGCAATTGCAGCAGTTGCAGTCCACCCTCCAATTCCATTAATAACTATATCACAATCCTTGTTGATAAATATCAGTTCAGTTGCCTTGAATCCGTCAAAATTATATACCTTTCCGTTTGATACTTGTATATATTTCCCATCAAGGGTATATAAATCCGTTCCAGCAACTTTGAACCCATTGCTAATGGCGTTTGCATATTGAATGGAATCTTGCACTAATGTTGCAAGCCCATTCAAAGAAATTGCTTGTAACAATGTATCATCTGACAATGATGAAGCATAGGCTGAAGAACGAACATACACTGCTTCTTCTGGTATGTTTTGCACTGAAACCACCCTATCATGAACTGATGAATTTCCAGTAACTCCACTAATAAATGTTTTATTCTTATCATAAAAAGCAACTTCAAGCAGTCCACTTTCTCCACTGATATGGGAAATTTTAATGTCGATAATCCTATCAATCAATATAAATGGAGTGTACTTAAAGTTCTCTGAAGATGTCCCTTCTATATTACCACTTGTGTTAATATATCCGTTGTTTGAAAATACTTCTTTTTGGAGATAGCAAACTTTATTGATTCCAATAATCTTGTTGCCTTGTTCATCAAGCGTATTTAATGCTGGATAAATGGTATCACCTATAATTTTAGATATTCCATTTAAAGAGCAGCACTTTATTGTAGTCAAGCTGTCTATTTCAGATGAGTAAGAAGAAGAACGTATATATACTGCATTACTTGGAATATCTGCTTTATTCAGTGTGCAATTATGTAATACCCCAATTCCTGCGACACCACTGATAAAGTTTTTATCCTTATCATAAAATGCCACTTCAAGTCCTCCAGGTTCATTCTTTATGTGAGTAATTAAAATATCTGTGCTATTATCAATCAATATAAATGGAGTGCACTTAAAGTTCTCTGAAGATGTCCCTTTTATTTCTCCTTGCAGGTTAATATAGCCATTTTCAAAGTATGTATCGCTAAATAAAACAGTAAGTTCATACACTCCCCCGCTCTTAACCAGATTATCACTTCCCGCAGTAGGCTCATCATCAACTCCCTGCCAATCACTTTCAGTAGTGCTAAAAGTATCAGACATCAGTCTGTATTGTAGATACTTATTGTCAGAACTCTGTATAAACTTGATACTCATACCTCCTCTTCTGACTGAAAAAGGAATAAGAGTATTAAGGTTTGCATCAGAGAGCAATGCATATAAGGATTCAAATTTACCATCATTGTTAGGGCCCGCTGTAGGATTCTTTGCTGATACATCATAAACTGCTCCTAGAGCAAGTTCCTTCTGCACTCCACCACTCTTAACCAGATTATCACTACCAGCTGTGGGTTCATCATCTATGCCCATCTCATTCACCTTCTCATTAGTGGAGAAAGCAACATTGTTAATAGCGGTCTTGGCGCCACCCGACTGCAGGGGCTTCACGCTGCCCTCCGTAGGCTCCGCATCCGTGATGGTCTGCAAGGTCTCTATCATCCCGTCAGCCAGTTTCTCCGTAGTGACAGCACCGTCAGCCAGTTTCTCCTCCGTTACATTCTGGTTGGCTATCTTAGCCGTCGTAACTGCGCCGTTGGCTATCTTCGGTGTGGTTACGTTTCCATCGGCTATCTTCGGTGTCGTCACTGCACCGTCTTCCATCTTATCCGTTGTCACGCATCCCTCTCTCAAGTTTCCGTTAAGGACCGCCCCCTGACTGATATTACCTGCGACAACGCTATTGGGTGCCAAATGCTGACTCTCCACGGCACCGCGCCTAATCTTCACGGATGTTACAGCCTCGGGAGCAATTTTCTCAGTCGTCACGGCCTGATCTTCTATCTTTTCCTCTGTAACTGCGCCCACGCCGATGTTACCGCTCTTTACTTCACCGATGCCGATGTTTTCACTCTTCACCTCGTGGGCACCGATATTAGTGCTTTTCACTTCACCCGCGCCAATGTTGTTGCTCTTTACCTCCCCGGCACCGATGTTACCGCTCTTTACTTCTCCGGCACCGATGTTACCGCTCTTTACTTCACCTGCGCCAATGTTTTCGCTCTTTACCTCGCCTGCACCGATTTTGGCGGTTGTCACAGCTCCGTCGGCAATCTTGGCGGTAGTGACGTTCTGGTCGGCAATCTTCGGCGTGGTCACGTTCGCATCGGCTATCTTGACGGTTGTGACGTTTTGGTCGGCAATCTTCGGTGTGGTCACCGCCCCATCGGCAATCTTTGAGGTCACGATGCCCTCATCGGGTATCTTCTTCGAAGTAACGGCCTCGTCGGCAATCTTCGGCGTGGTCACGTTCGCATCGGCTATCTTCGGTGTTGTTACATTCTGGTCGGCAATCTTCGGTGTGGTCACCGCCCCATCGGCTATCTTTTCCGTGGTAACACCTGTCTGGTCTTCGCTCTCGGGGTTCCAGTCCTCAATCTTGGGTGTCGTTACCGCGCCGTCTGCTATCTTCTGCGTAGTGATGGCCCCGTCTTCAATCTGGTTTTCCTCCACTTGCTCGGAGCGTATCTGCACCCATTCCTTCTCCGACAGCCACGTGCCTTCGCCAGTGCCGCCCACAGTACCACGCAGGCAGGCAATCTCGTAGGCCGACAGACCGTCGTAACCGTAGGCGTGAGCCACGGTGTTCAGTCTCAGCAGTACAGGGGCTTGCTCGCTGTCCGCCTCAAACTGATTGGTCGTCAGGCAGAAGAGGTTGTCTACACGGGTACGCTGCACGTCTCGGGCGTGCATCGTCTCGCCGTTCTTCCACCATACGAGTTCTACGCTGTACACGCCTTCCTTCCAGATACCGGTGTTCTCCGTATCGATGAGGGCGTTAATCTGTCCAAACTTCTCCGCGTCCACCTCGCAGGCTACACGGATGCGGTCATATTTGTTGATGAGGAACAGGACGATGTCGTTGTCTCCCGTGCCGATGCGCGAGAAGTCTTCCAGGGCCAGGCCTGCACCTTTTCTTACTGTCCAGTTAAGGGTTATCTGATTACCTTGATGTACGTAATGGGTCATAATAATAGGGCTACTTTTACTTTACGCAAGCAAAAATAGCCCTATTACCTTCTTTCTTTTGACTTTTTGTCAAGTCGTGGCCTCTTCTTCGGTCTCCTCGTCCTCCTTTCTGTCAGCCTTATCGATGGTTTTCTGAGGGTATACGTCTATCGCCTTATTCTCGTCCCCGGTCTTTCTGTAGGTTCGGATGGCGTCTATCATCTGCTGTTTCAGCATGTACTCGTTCTCCTCCACGTCTTCGCCTTCCTTACCCTGCTCGCGAATCTTCTGCAGTTGTTTGTCGCCCATGTGCCATATCATATACTCTGTATAGGCGCGGCTTTTCTCGTATTTCTCCAGGGTCTCCTTGGCCTTGGCGTACTCCAGCGTATCATTCATGGCGGCCTTAACATCCCCCGCCCATCCGTCTCGTTCATGTTTTATTCCGTCCATCTCGTCTTTCAGGTCGAAGAACTGGTTGTCGATGCGTTCCTCCACGGCCCTTTGGTCGGCTTCCGCGTGGAACGCGTAAATCACGCCTACGCTCTTCCAGTCGAACTCGTCATCTTTGCCCGTTGCATATCGAACTACTTTATTAGGCACGGAAATCCAATGATAGAAACCAGACAAGTACTGACGGCAAAGGTATTCCACCTGCGCAGGATTTATCTCTACGTTACCCCTTTTGTGCGGATTGCCACCGGTGGCTTCACTTATCCACTTACTGATTTCAATATAACCGGCCCCGGTATTACGATAGACGCGCTTATACTCAGGATCCTTCTTATTATAATCGGTCTCCTTCATGATGGGCAGGCCCATCCAGTTCTCATTCGCAAAAACACCGGTTACGGGACTGATGCCCGTAGGCACAAAACCTTTCCAGTCTAGAATACTTTCGTTACTCGTAGGGTCTATAGGTAAAGCACTTCCTATCTGTTGCGCAAATCGGAGTTTGAAGTCTTTCTCGGACATGACTTCCTTCGGGTCCATATACTCTGCAAGCAGCGCGCCGAGCCCGAAAGGTACTGCGAACTCTGGGGCGAGGGGCAGAGATAGAAAGTGACCTCCGCTTAAATATATATTGATGAACCCGCTCCGTCGCCACCAAGGCAAATCATAATAGGGATTTTTCTTATCGTCGTCATCTCCGTCACCGCCTTCGCCCAGCACGTTCATGATGAACTCGGTAAACGCGGCCTGCGAATACCCCAGTGCCCCTAAACGTAAGAATAAGTTAGTGGCGCGGGCAGGGTGGTGGTATGACGCGCGAGCAATATTTTCGAGGCCCTGAATACTTGCGTTAAAGAATGCAAAAGCCGAACGGGCGAATTGATTCATCGAAGCCATGGCGTATATAAATTTCCCCTTCACACCCTTTACATCCCAGAAGCTCTTTCCCTTATTCACAGCCGCTCCCGCGCCTTTCTTGGAGAAGTTTGTACTTATGTCTTTAGCGTCGTAGATGGCGCGCGCCCTGCTCCTGCCCATCTCTATGCTTGTTTTGTAGGCCGCGAACCTACTAATACCTTCCGACCAGCGCCCCATGAAATCGAACACTCCGCCTATGAAGTCAATGATAGACCTCCCGTAGTTAGGATTGAGACGCTGCTGAATATACCTTTTTGCCTCGTCTACGTCTGTCCGGATGGTGTAGCCTGTCTCGCCGCCGTTGTGCACGAAGTCATAGAACATACCTTCTATACTGTTAGGGTCAGTTCGGTCAAGCGTACCATTTGACAACTTACGCAAGAGTATCGGCATCTTTACAGACAGTGCCGCCCAGTTAGCCATGAACTTCGCTCCGTATTTGCCCCCTTCTTTAAGGAACGCCATCTCTATCGAGTAGTGCATGTCCCTCCAAAGGTTCTTTGCAATGAAAGAGATTCTTCTTGCCGTTGACCACATGGCGATCCATCGCGAGGCAGCGGCCAATGTCTCGTACACATGCGCGGTGTTTGGGTTCGTGAGCCCATTAACGGCCTCCGCTGCGCGTGGGTCTCCATTCACCGTCAGCACGTGTGTACGACCACCTTGTTTTACCAGCACTTGATGGCTACTTAACGACCCAGGTGCCACAAGATAGGGTATCTTGTCCTTCTCTCGAACGCGTTTAACGTGGTCGGGGTCGAACTGTGCCAGCGATTCCATTTGCTGGTTAAAGGCTTCGGTCTTACGGGCAACTTCCTCGGGGCTGTCATTATCATAGATGTCCTTGGGGAATTTGGCCACCCAAGAACCCGAGCTATTTTCGTACTCCATCCACAATGGGCTGACGCTAATAAGATTGGATTTGTGCATATTAGCAAGGTTCAGGAAGTGCTGCTTCACCATGTTACGGTTGCCGATGGTGATAGCGTTCATCGCTAAATCCTGCAATGTCGCCAATGGGTCGTCGGCTACACTCTTACGACCTTTCGCGTGCTTCATGATGTCTTGTACGCCTGCCACCTGTCTACCGATGTAGTCATAGACTTCGTCGCTCGTGGTCTCGTCCCAACCACGCAGGGGAATATAGTACGCAAACTGGGCACGCAAGGTATCGTAGGTCTCCTGTGAAATCATGCCGCTGTCTAACGACTTCTGCAGGGCAAAGCCCGATACTCCTCTTACTGCTGCCCACAGGTCGTCAATCTCTTCGTCCTGTCCGTCCTCAAATCGATCCACGTAGTCGTGCGCCATGTCTTCGGCGTCCTCGACATCGTCCACACCAAACAGACCTGTCAGACCGCTGTAGTCTCTCTTGCGGAATTTCTCTAAGAAACTGTCGTACTCGGGGCCGCTGTCTGCGCCTGCGGCTTCTCTTGCGTCGCGTTCGGCGAAGACGATGTTACGCTCCAGGCCGTGCTTGGCTATCATGTACTTCTTGATGCGCTCGTACTGACGCTCATCGGCGCCACCTAATGCAGCTACAGCGTCTATAAGGGCGGCCATCTGAATACGAATAAATTCCTCCTGCTGTGCCTTGTTGGAACTGCTCAACCTGTTCTCTGCCATCCAGGCGTTCTGCGAATCGAGCAATCTTCCGCCTGTCTCCTTCAGCACGGCATCCTGCAGCCGCTTCAGCGACAGCATACTGTCCTGCCAGGTCTCGCGCATCCGATGGGCAAAGCCCGATACCGTAGCATCATACTCGGCCTGCGCCAGGCCTGCATTATGTCGAACGGAAGATATGGAGAAACTTACGCCTTCTCTTCCTTTTTCGGAAATACTGCGAACCGCATCCCCCCTTCGCCGTCCTGAACGTACATCGTCCTGCCTGTCTCGTTGGCTATCTTCTGCGCTTCTGCCATTTTCTTTCCGAGAGGTGACTGGCGTATAGCCTCTTTCTCGGTCTCCTCGGCCTCTTTCTTCGTCAGATAGTCCGGGTCGCGCTTCAACGTGAAGGTTCGTCCCATCACTTCTATTTCCGTCGATTCCTGCCCCGTTTCCAGTAGCATCCGCATGGCCTCGTCGTACTTCTTCTTGGCCAACTCTGTCTCGGCTTTCCTTTGCCGGTATTCTTCGTCTGTCATTTTCTCCTTGTTTTATGTAATCTACAATATGTGTTAAACCGTAGGCATTAAAGTCTCTTTGCGACAGTCCCGAGAAGTAGGCTCTCGCGCCTTCTATCCCAAGTTCTGACACCGTTCTCTCCACAAAGTCAACTACGCATTCCTCTTTTTGCGTCTGTTCGTTTCTGTTTATCCCCGCGTAATTGGCTCGTATCTCGGCGAAACGCTGGGGGGCCAGTTTCTCTAACGCCTCATACCACGACGCAACGGAGCCTTTCAACCCCATATTACGTATCGCGCGATGGGTGGTCTCGTGGCAAAGATACGACTTTATTTCCTTTTTATTAGCATCGAGATTGAAAATAATTATTTTATCTATACTTTCGATGTAACCAGCATTCGGTGCCAAAGCGCCGGAGGCTATGCCCAAAAGGTCTTGTCTTTCTTTCTTCGTAAGGCGTTCGTCTTCGGCTAAATCTCTCAGGAATGATGGGCCGGTGGATATGATAACTCCGTAAGCCCCTTCCATTTCTGAGGCTACCTCTTCTACCAAAGGCGCAATTCGGGTCTTGGCGCGTTCTGTGTTATTCTGCTCGTTTATGGCGGACATTAGGGAGGCCACATCTCTCGTATCGAGTTTACTCATGTCGAATGGGGGAATAGGCTCAACGACATTAAACTTCACGCCGCCATCCTGGCGCACATTGCCTTTAGCCTCTCCTGACACTTTCACGCCGCGTTTTTCTAACTCCGCGCGAAGAGAGGGAGTGATTGTATTATATGGGATGGGAATATTCTCGCCCTCCAACAACTCTGCTATCTTGGACGCGACTTCGGAGTCTGGGACTATGCGAATAGGCTTGTCCCAACGAGAAAGTATGACTTTACGCTTTTTACCCTCCGGGAGTTTTCCACTGACGGGGCCCGCGTGCCAAGTCATTTCCCCAACTGCGTCCTTTGCTTTCTCGGCCTTATATCCGCTTGTAAGTTCACTCTCTGGCACTTCAACCTCGGTTGTCACAAGGTTCGGTCGGTCGTATGCACTAGTGAATTGGTCGTTTAATGGCGAACGAGAAGTGTGGAAATATGGATTATAACGCGCCTTCAGGCTCTTCCCGTTGCCCTTATTTAAGGTAAAGAAACCTTTACTGTCGGCCATTTCAGGGCGTTCCTCCGCCTCTTCCCACATGCCAAGTTCAATCGGTTTTCGAAGTTTGCCGTCGGTTTTTGCAGACATGGGCGGATATAGTTTACCGTCGATTAACTGCATGGCGCGATAAACCCTAATCTTTGGCCCCATTTCAAGTTCGGCAATTTTGAAGGGGTCTGAGACAATGTGGAAATGTACGCCCCCTTCTTCTCCTTTTTCATCTGTTGATTCGTCTTCTCCCATCTCGTCCTCACTGGACACACGCACGCCCATCTTTGACAGCAACTTCACTACATCCTCAATATTGTATTTTGGTACGTCGCCCTGCATCATGCCGGCCTTAGTGTGGAACCCCCCGTAGCCTACATATTTCAGTAGGTCGTCATTGAGGTAGTACTTGCCGCCTTCCTTCTTCGACTTCGGAACTCGCACAAAGTAGTCCCCCCAACGTTCCCTTATTATCTGTACCTTACCGTCGGTACTAACAATCGGTTTGTCTCTCCACGTGAGGTTCTTTATTTGCTCAATACGAGACAGGATGGGCGCGCCTGCGGTCTTCAATTGCCCGGGCTCCCACTTGTCAGGCATCAAGATACCGTCACGAATTTCTCCGTTCTCATCCGTGAAACTTATCAACTGACCGGGGTAATTGCCATTTTGGTCTTGCGTGTCGGCTACGGCCTGCAGGATGTTGCCGGTCATGATGTAGCCTTTCTTTCGCGTGTTTGTAGGCAGTTGAGAATCCCAGTTGTCGAGATTTGTACGACGAGCCGTATCAAAATTGTTATCGGTTGCCCCCTTGATATGGGTCAGAGGGCCGATCTGTGACATCTTAACCTCAATACGCCTACGGCCGTCCAACGTAGCGAACACGGCGAAGGTCGTAGATGGTGTAACTTTGCTTTCCTTGGCCTTATATCCGCAGAAGATGGCGGGAGATGTGAACATATAAACGTCTGTGTCCAGATTGTCGGGAACCAGATAGGTCTGCCCTGGGGCGAACCATCCGAGTCGGTTCGTGAGGTTCTGCGCTTGATTGTTGATGGCGTTCACACGTCCTTCATGGCCCTCGTCGACCTTAGCGCGCTGTTCCTCGGCGTAGGTCTCAATAGCCTCACGTTTCTCTGCCTCACTGGCCTTAGTGCTGGCGTTAATCTTCTCTGTCCTTTTGCGGATGCTATCCTCTGCCTTCGACTTCTCGCGGTCGTAACGCTCATCCTCGGCTTGCAGTTTGGCTTCTCGCTCCCGTTCGATGGTTCCGACGATTTCAAGTACACGCTCGCCTGCCTGTTCATCTTGATAAGCATTGCGCATATGGCCCTTCTCTACACCGAGGGGCTTGTTCAACTGCGCCATGGCCTTACGTACTTCATCGGCCTTCATGGGCTTGCGCAGTACGTCCATTTCCACTTCTTCCACGTAGGCGTTTTGGGCGAAGGGATTTCTACCCTTCGGGTCCACACCCTCCGACGATACTTTCTTTAGTACGGTCTTGGCCCGCAAGGGTAATGCGGTTATCTTCAGGTCGTTCGTGCCAGTCTCGTCCAGGTATTTGATGAGGTCGTTATAACGCTTTACCACATCGTCATAGAAGGCGTCTTGCTCGGCAGTGCTCAGCAAGGCCACACGACCCGTAATACGACTGGCGTCATCTTCCTTTGCTTTGTACTCCTCTAACTCAGAGGATTTTACGGGTTCACTTTGCTTTCCGAGTGGCTGCCCCATCTTCTCATATACCTCGGGGTTGTCGCGCAGATACTCTATAATCACCTGACTACCGTACTTGTTCAGAAGGTCTGGGGCTTCTACATCACTGCTCTTGCTTTCCTGCGATGTGGTGGTGTTGGCATTCAACGACTTCAACTTCGTAGCAAGCATCATCAGGAAACGACTCTCTGCAGGAACGGGAAGACCAAGGTTGATGTAATAACCCCGATGTACCTGTCCCGTACGGTCGATACGACCAATCATCTGCATGTAATCGTTGATGTCGCTCAGAGGTTGGGCGATAACCATCGTACGCTGACGCTGGTCGGCGAATTTCTTCGAGGCATGCAAACTAATACCTGTCGATGCTGATTTATTCAATATCAGCACGTCTAACTTACCACTATTGAAGTCGCGAGCCAACTTCTTCTTATCTACCTTGCCACGGCTCTTGACAACAGTATTCCCTTCTCCGTCTTTTCCCAGATAGGTCTCACGGCCTGTCAGTTCACCCACTTTATACCCTCGTTCGTTGAGTTTCTCTATGATGGCGTCCAAAGGACTGATAAACACATCTTGCGTGGCTTTGCGGATGAAGTCTTGCAGGGCGTAATAGGCTTTTTCTCCAACAGGGCCTAACTCGGCGGGCGAATAAGTGGCGTGAGTCCCTTTCCCGTCCTCATCCTTCACAGTGTATTGCATGACCGTGTCTAACCCGCGAAGCAGACTGAGGGCGAAAGTGGGCTCTTCAATTGCTTCACCGACGGCGAAGTCTGACAGGGAACTCTCCATAGTGCTCTCTAAGGCAATGACGGGATGGCGACCGGCCTTTATCTCAGCCTCCACTTGGTCGACAATGGCATCCACCTTCAAGGCCAACAGCAATTGTTTGGTGTAATTGAAGGCCTTATTAACGAACGGGGGATTGTCTACACCCGCGTTCTTCGTGCCTTTCTTTACATCCGCACTGCTGGCCATCCATCCCAATTCGGCATCCAGTTCGGCAATCTTCGGTTCGACGAATTGCTTTTGAAACTGAATAATGGCATTGAAGGCCTCAATGGTACGGTCGTAGTTCTCACGGGCGCGTTTTACGGTCGCCTCGTCGTCAACGGTCGTCCAGTCGGTCTTCACGTCACTCATGTCGCGCTCACGGCGAACCATCTGACCGCTCTCGCTCAAGGCGCGACTCATAATCTCCTGCAGGGTCACACCGCCCTTCTCAATGATGGCTATGAGTTCGTCGGGCTTGACATTCGCCTTACTCATGGCTGTACGTATGGCATACAAGGGCATGGTGTCAGGTCTCTTGGCAAAGGTAGCACTGGCGAAGGTAACGGCCTTGGCGTCCTTCACAAGGCTCTGCAGATAGGCGCCCGTATTGCTCTCGCCTGCTGCGCTGTGGCTCTCGTCAAGCAGCATAATGTTGTCCTTGGCAATCTTACGCAGGAAATCGACTTTCGGCGTAGGACGCTCCTTTCCAGTATCTTTCTTCTTGGCGCGACCGCCGTTTTTCTTGGCAGCCTGACGGGCTTCCTCACGGCTTTGTGCGTCACCGGTGTTCACCTGTGAGTAGGAAAGTACGGCGTAATCATAGTCATCGGGGAGTTTGCCAGTAGCGAATATGCGTTTCTTTACCGCATCGCTCGGCGAACGATACACCTCCGTCCCGTTGTTGTCGGTCATCACACCAGGGTTCGAGCCAGATGCGTCGTTGAAAATGAAGGGGCGGAGGTCGCCGCTACCTATGTCTACGAGGTCGCGGTATATGTCGGAAAATAGGTTGGCGTCTTTTGTGATAAAGACGGGCTTCTTTCCTTGTTTCACGGCCCAGCGTATTAGAGCAGCCATCTGACGGCCCTTACCGACACCAGTCTGGTCACCGATGATAATACCGTTGCCCTGCTTCATCTGGTAGATAGCCATTGCCACGCTATCCATCTGTTCTGCTGCTAAGGCATCGTGGGCTTCTTTTACCGTATCATAGCCAAGTTCGCTGCGTACGAACTCGTCGATGCCGCCTACTTCCTTTTCAATCTCGGCGAGTGCGGCGTCCATCGATTCCACCATAGCGGCGGGGGCTACGCTTTCAAGACTGAAAGCGGTGCTATGCGGACGGTAGGGTAGTTTCTCCTGATTTAGTTTTCTTTGTTCTTTCGGCTTTACCAGGTCTCGTCCCTCCAGCGAACCGGAACGTTCTCCTCCCACCAGTCGTCCATCGTTGTTGACTCGATTTCCGCTATCTGCTCCTTGCTCAACCACTCGAGGGTTATTTCCTTCAACGTCGTCCCGTTGTCCGGGTACACGTCCAGTTCGTCCATATTGTCCCCGTTGTGCGCCAGTTCCAGAAGTCTGTCCGCTTGTTCCCAATACAGGGCGCCCGCCTTCCTGTGAGCCTGCTTCCACGTCAGTTCCTCCTCGTCCTCCTCGGCCTGGTTCAGTATCATTCGTGTCAGATTGTCTATTATCAGGTCGCTGTTCACTCTTCCCGGGCTTGTTGACAGCGTCAGATTCAAGCTCCCTTGGGGCAGTGCGTAATACTTCGTTGCCATTTGTCTTCTTGTTTGAGTTTATTACTTCTGTTACTATACGATACAGGTCGTCAAAGGTCTCTGCTTTAGGCAATGCCTCGCTCTGCACGGGGGGATATACCTTCGACAGCTCGCGGTCGGCCTCACTCCTTCTTCCGTCTATGAGTATCATTCGGGTAGGATAGGTGGTGCCCTGCTTCTGGTAGAGCTTACCGTCCATGTCGATGACGCCTTTCACGTTATAGTGGTCGTAAAGGTACGTAAAAAATTGCTTATCTCCAACTATCCCGCCATTTTTTCCATAAGTCATGTTCCCGCCGATGATAATGACGGCCTTACCGTCGTCCTTCATCTTGGCGAGAGCGTTAAGGGCTATCTGAGGCGCAAGACCGGGTATCATCTTGCCGTCGTACTCCTTTGCCTCGGCATTCCCAAAGGGCGGATTGGTGATGACGGCGTCGTATTGCTGGTCGCCCTCGAAGGGTTGCATGGCGTCCTGGTCGGTCACCCTCTTGAACTTCTGCGCGCGCAGGTTGTCGAGGCGGGTCTTGTCTAACTCATTGGCGTGTACAGTGCCTTCTGGAATGGCGAACACAAGCATACCGTTGCCCGCTGTGGGCTCCAGCACGTCGCGCATACGTTCACGGAAAGCGAACATGTCTGCAGCAAACGACATGGGCAGTGGAGTAGAGTACTGCTGCATACGGATGCGGTTCGTGCTCCGCTGACTGATAGTAGGCTGCAGACTGTACAGCCTTACCACTTCATTGAACAGCTCACGGCTCTTACGCACGTCGTCGGCCTTCTCACCGCGCAGCATGGCGCTGATGATATATCTATTGACATACTGACGTGCCGCACTCACCAACCCGTCCTCTACCAGTTCCTGCAGCAGAATGTCGTCGCGTCCTCCTTCGTCGATGTCGAGGCCCACGGACTTCGCCTTGGCTCTTATGGCCACGATGCTCTTATACGGCTTTTCGCCCGTCTCCATCGCTTCCAGCATGTCATCCGCCACGCTCTGCGAGAAAGCCCGGTACTTATCCGCATCTTCCTCTCTGCGCACCACCGCCGTTTCAGCCGTCGTTCCCGCCGTTTCAGCCGTCGTTCCCGCTGTTTCTACGGCGGTTTCCCCAATGCCGTTCACATCTGTATTCATCACACCTTCATACGAGGTCATGGACTTACGCAGTTCCTCCATGCCAGGCATATCCTTCGCCCCGTTATAAATGGCTTTCAGATAGGGCCGTATGGCATCGCCCAAGTCGTTTATCATTCTTTTGGCGAAGTCGATAAACGTCCGTGCACCGGCCTCGACATGGAACATGGCCATCTCCGTACCGATAGCCAGTATTTCGGGGTCGAATCCTGCGTTTGCCTGTCCGCGCAGTTTTGCCTGCATCCGCTTCTTCAGTTCCTCGTACCTGTCACGGCTCACCAGTTTGTTGTCCTTACCGTATTCCTCTTCCGCCGTAGTGGCCGCCGTTTCTACGGCGGTTTCTGCCTGTTGTGCCTGTATCGGAGCCCCCGTTTCCTCGGCCTCTGTGCCCGTCGCTTCTGCGGCGGGAACCACCGCGCTCAACTGGTCAGCCGTATACTTATTATAAGGCTTCCCGTCGAGATGATAGTAAGTCGTATAAGTGTTTTGCTGTCCAGGTATTACCTCTCCTTCAGTAGTAATATACTCAATGGTATACTCCTTTCCGTCTTCATCGAGGATGACGCGCTCGCCCGCATTGTAACTGTCGCGCTTCTCCGTCCTAACATTTTTTCCGCCTTTTTCTTGCTTGCTCCCGAATTTCTCTGCCTTTGCCTTGATAAATTCGATATCGTCTCTTGCTTGGTCGGGGTCACTTACATCCATCCAGTCAGTGTAATTCCCATTATCATTCTTCTTATCTGTAAAGACGATACGAGAACCACGCTCACTGTCTATAACATCAAAGAATGGTACTCCCGCCTTTGAGAGAATGCCTTTTATTTCTTCTCTGTCAGAGGCATAAAGAGCGTCATTGACTGCCTTGCGTTCTGCGTCCTCACGTTTAAACTCGGCCTCAACACTAGCTGGGATATTTACGTTCATGACGTTCCTGTATAGATGGAATTGGCGTAAGATGTCGCGCTTGGTCGTCTCGCCAAAATAAATATTTGGTGTGACATTGCCACTGGCCTTGTATTTTACATACTTCTGCCCCTGTGTGTTGGTCATGACATTCGACAAGCCGCTAGTGTAACCTATTGACTGCATAAACGCCTTAACCTCATTTAATGTGCTCAACGGTTTATCAAGTTCTCCCTGCTCATTCTGCTTCGCATTAGCCTCTTCCTCCATCTTCTTCGCCAGGCCTAAGATGTCGCCCTTACTCTCGGGCTTCTCCTCCTCCGTCGCGCTCTTCTCGCCATATTTTTCAATGAGGGCGTTTACATATTCCATCACTGGCTCAAAAGCTTTGTTTGCGGCAAGTCTTGCATAATCAATGGCTTCCGTTGCGGCCTTACGATCTGCTGCATTTTTGCTTGTAGTCTTGTCATTATTCTCTTCTATGACACGGCCAAACTCGTCATTAACCTTCTCCCATTCGTTAATAAGCCCGTCAAGTTCTCGCATTTCATCCTCACTCATACGCTCGACAAAGCCCAAGTCCTCAACACCGGCCTGGTCTAAGAAGTTGAAAAGCCCCTCTTTGAGTCGTTCCTTTGATGACTTCTCCTCCTGCTCGCGCTCGCGCTGCCACTCGTACATCATACGACTAGCCTTGTTGTACCCAATCTTGAACTGGCGCTGCACATCGGCACGCGTCGCATTCGGATTCTCGTCCAGCCATGCCTTCACTTCGGGGTAGAGTTCCTTATCACCCTCTTCCAAGTGTGAGGTAACTTTACCGCCCTCTTGCTTCGACTTCTCTTCCTGCTTCGGCGATTCGTCCTCGATACCAAGAATAGCTTTCAATATGCCCTCTCGGCTATTGTCGGAGAACATATCCGACTGGCCCGCTGCCGCCTCTACGGCGCGGTCGTTGTACTGCGAAAGAATGTCTTTCAAGGGCGTACCTGCCCGCGCGTCCAAAGCACGTGCCAGAGCTTCGGTTGTCTTTGCCACCAAGGTATTCTCGCGGAACAAGTCCATCTGCTTCATGTACTCGTCAAGCGACTGGCCGCTGGCCTGCTGCTCTACTAATGTCCTGATGGCCTCGGCAAGTTCGCCCGTCAAGGCGTATTCGCCTGCACTGGCATTAGCCGTTATCTCTGGCATGGCCTCTGCCAACTGGTTCAAGGCACGTTTCGGCAGTTTGTCAATCTGCGATACAACCTCGGGATTATTCTTAAAGACATAGCCCACCAAAGCGGATTCCAGTAAGTTCTGTCCTTCTTCGGTCAGCAGTCCGTCGGGCCCAATATATCTCGGCAGGGTCTGTTGATTTACCTCCACAATCTCAGGAGCTTCCTGCATTATCCTGATAATCTCCCGACAAGCATTCTGACTCTTGAAGACATTGGCAAGGCTGCCGAATCGGGCCACCTCCTGTTGCAGTAAGTTAAAGGTGTGGTCGCTCAGCACCTTGCCCATCTTCACGCCTTTCTCTACGCTGTTTTCTTCTTTCTGCGACGGGGCGTTGAAGCGGTTGAAGGTCTGAGGAGTATAGTCGAGGCCCTGACCTTCATCGGGTACGAACACCACTCTCGGGTGCTGCATACCTTCTATCTGTTCGGGGGTGAAACCGAATCGCGCTGCCTGGCGTTTCAAGGATTCTATGTACTTCCCGTCCTTGCCGTTCTCTGCGGCCAACATTCCACTCATGGTTCGGTTATTCCCGCTCCATACGATGCCATCGGCGCTAACCACGGGAACGTCCTTCAAAGCACGACCGTCATAGTCGTTGCCCATCTGCACGACACTGGCCTGTGCGTTCGGGCTGTTCTGGTAGTCACGGCTGTTCGCGTTCTGCCCTTGCTCGTTTACGGGGTAGCCTTCACTGGACCCGAACGTATGCGGATCATGGCTCGGCGTCGTAGCGCCTTCTTCTACGAGGACGTATCGGCCTGTTATATCGCTGCCGTCATCCATTGTATATATGCCCTCGGCCCCGACAATCTTCTCCGCCTGCGCCCACTTCTCCGTGGCAGCGGCTCCAGCCTTTAGCATGCCGTTTGTGTCTGCCCGTTCTGTGTCCGTTGCTTTAGCGGTGGAGCCTCCTTCTGCAGACACATTCAGTTTCCCTGCGACCTCTCTCCAGAAGTCCACGGCCTTTTTCTTCGACCCCATCTTCTTTGCAGGGTTCTTCTCTCTCTCCTGCGCCTTTACGGCCTCGGTCAGGTATTCCTGTGCTACGGCATTCGCGGTTTCATCACCGAACTCGGCTTTCAGCGCATCCGCCATCACTTGACCGTCGCCCGACTGCCTTATGGCGTCGATGTCCAAATCGCCATCCTTGTCTCTCGGTAATTCTGTCTCCGTAGACTGCGGCATTGCCGTGGTTTCCGTTGTCGCTCCGCCGGTTGTGTCCGCCGTGTCTACCACTGCGCCAGGCACGTCAGCGGCTGGTGCTTCCTCTACAGGCGCGTTCTTGCTCTCCGCATACAGCCTCGCGTATTCCCTCAGTGGCTCTTCCAACTCTCGTGGCACGCTATCATAAAAACCTTCTGTCACCACACCGTAGTCGTTTATCTGCCACTCTATGGTGTCCAGCAAGTCCTGCGCTTCGGGGTCTATGGCCAATACAGCATTCCGCTGTTCCTCTAATGTCACCGTGCCAGGCACGTCAGAGGTTGGTGCTTCCTCGATGGCGGGTTCCTCTTCCGTGCCTTGCTCCGCCTCGGGCTGTTCTGTCTGTTGTGGCTGTGCCGCAAGGCCTGCCGTCCTCGCATCCAGGTCTTCATAATACTGGTTTTGCAAATCCAGCACTTCTTGCTCGGTCAGCGTCACCATAGCCCCACCGTCGGGCACCAATTGCCCGTCTTTGTCGAGTTTCACCTTCGTCGCGGTCACCTCTCCCGTCGAGGGGTTAATGCCTGTCACTTGGTAGGTGTCTTCACCTTCATGCAGCGCAAGCCCCACACTGGGCATCTGCGTGTTTGCATGGTTGTTTAGTGCGAACTCAACTTCTGCAGTGGCCTTCTGCTCTTCTTGCTGACGGTATGAATTTACATACTCATCATAGTTGTATATCTCTACGTCTTGAACGTCACCGCTCTTGACTTGCCGTTTACGCCCGTTCTGATATATTACGGCGGTATCTCCGTTATCGCTTACGACAAGGGCGGGTGCGCCTTGCACATTGGCAAGCATGACGTTCCGGCCGTCCTCGTTCTCAACGACGCCTGGGGCCAAAGACTGCTCGAAGTCTTTCACCCGATTGTCGACTTCCTCCTGCGCGTTGTCCCACACGCCCTTAGAGCGTATGGCGGACAGGTAATAGGCTCTCGCGGCTTCGCGGGATTCCTCGGATAAGTTGTTAAGATAGCCCTCTACCACCATATAGGATTCGTCCTCATTGACAAGCCGGTCTATCTCTTGGCCGATGCCCTCGCCATCAGGCAGAGCGCTCAGGGCCGATGCGGCCTCGCGCGCCTGACGGCCTACAACGTTCCGCTCACCACCGCGGGCCAACACTCCTTCGTTATAGGTGTCGTGGGCGGCCATCTCATCGGGCATAACAGCAGAGGCGTTCTCCTGCGTAGCGCGGAAGCGTCCTAAGTTGTAACCCCTCATCGAGGTCAGTTTCTGCATATAGTCAACGACGGCTTGCTTCTCCTCCGGAGCCATCGAGGTCTCGTCAAGGACTTGGGTGTAGATGTCCCCCATGTCCTCGTTTTGCGTGTTGTCAATCTTCTTTTTCCAGGCATCCCAGCGGTCTTCGCCCAGACGGAATCCAGCGACCTTGGAAGCGTCGTCGACCTTCGTCTTGTATCGGGCGTATTGCACCTCATTATAAGCACGCCCTATCGACTGGGCGCCTGCGCCGAATCCGTGCATGAAGGCTATGCTAAGCCCCATGCCGCCCCAGATTTCCTTATGTTTGTCGCTGTCAAGGAACTGGCGTACTTGTTCGTCGGTATCGTCTGCGTGCAAGCCGATGCCCAACAGCATGTTGACTTCTTCCTCCAAACCCTCTGAGGGTATGTCTTGAATACCAATCCTTTTCAACCAATTGGCGGTAGCCTTATAGGTGTCGTTACCGGCTATGCCCTTTACCACGCGGGCCGCGCCACGCAGACCTCCGGTCTCGCCTGCAAATTTTACCAATCGTGACAAACGAGGCTCCAAGATGTGGGCGCCCATCATTTCAGTGGCGTATTCAAGGCTTTGCCCGACCTCGCCCTGATAAATGGATTCTCCCCAACTCTTGCCGCCTACGAATACGGGATTGCCCTCGGGGTCGTATTCCAATCGACCGATACGACGATCCAGAATGTCGCTCAACGTATTGGCCGCGCCCACGGTGTTGGCCATAGCCACACCCGCCATGAGGTCACCAACTAATGCGCCTGTGCCTTGCAGCATGCCTTCTGCAACCCTGTGCCTCAAAGCATCGGTACCATATTTACGGGCATATGCGGCCATCGCTCTGCGCCCTGCGTTCACGCCGATACCGGAAACACCTGACATACCGCCAGTGACACCGATACCTATCATGAAGGGCACCATCTCGGTAGTCATGCGGCCCGCGCGATACATGAAATTGCTGTTATCGTCCAGACGTTGCTGCACTTCCTGGTTGGCCATTGTTGCCTCTAACAGGGCACGTTCCTCGTCGGTTATCTGCTCGCCGTTCCTCATCTTGTTAGCGATACGGAGCGCACGGGCTGAATCGGCTAACTTGTCAAGGCCGAACATCCAGGTGCTCTTGTCGAGGGCCGCATCTGTGAGGCCTTTCCAGAAGCCTTTCTCGCCGCCTGCCATTTCAACTTGCAGGCCCTTAATTCTTTCTTCTACTTGCTTCCGCGTTCTTTCGAGTGCCACCCGCTTTTCATCGCGAAGTAGGGGGGCACTGAACATACTGCCCAGTTCCGTTTGGGGCGTCTCTAACTGTTTGTCAAGGTCTTCCAACTCTTGCTGCGCGCGCTCCATCTGGGCCGACAGAGTGTTATGTTTGGCCTGCTTATAGGCCTCATGCCCATACCTCTGCAACCCCACACGGGCCGGGTCATTGGTTACCCCCGTCGTAGGGTTGCCTCCTGCATCGGTGATGACGTTCCCTTCGGCATCGCGGCCCACCGTCGGCGCAAGTATCTCGCTGTCTTCTATCGGCCCAGTTAGTTCTTTACCTCCAGTTGCTAACCAATAATCTATTCGGTCGCGAGCCTGCGGCATGGCTCTGTCAAACCCCGCTCTTTTGGCGGCCTCTTCGTTTCCGCGCAATGCTTCTACCACGTCATTAACCTGTTGTGCTTCTGGGTCGGGTACCACCGTGCCAGTCGCAGCTGCGGCTGCCCCTTCAGGATTGGCAGTCGTCCTCTTCCAGTTATTCAAGTCCGCGCTGTTAAATCGCATTGCGCCCTCTGGCATTTTTGCGGCCGGGATGCCGCCTATGTCTGGCCTCGTCGCAGGTGTCTTCGCCCCCGTGCCCCTCCTATTATCGGGCGCGTCTTTCGCAGCTACTGGGGGAACGGACTTAACTGAAGGGGGGGACTGTGTAGAGCCGAGATGAAGCCAGTCCCTGAATTCTTCATAGTTCTTGCCCACATCGGCCCCCGCGTCATTGAATGTCTGCCATACGCGCATTCGATTTTTATAGCCCTTATCACCCGGGGCCAGAAAATAATCGTTAAACTCTTGCTCAGTACCGACATCGGCCCCGGCGTCTTTTAGCACCGTATATATACTCTTTAGCCTGCTATTAGTTTTAGCCATGACAATGCAATAATTTGTTATCTTTTAACTATGAATAGAGAAACCTTTTAACTTGTTGGCATTTACGCTCTGCTTGTTCTTCTCGTTCTTGCCTTTCCCACCTCCGTTTGCCGCATTATGGCTTGTTCTTCGGGTAGTTGTTTTTTGGTTGCCCGTCAGCCTGCCGAAGACATCTTTCTCGGGTTCATTTGTCACAACCTCCGTGTCACCCCAGCGCATATTGGCATTGTACCTCGCGGTTTGCGCGTTCAATTCCTTAATGGCTGCCTCCCGTTCTCTTAAACTGATGAGGCCGTCCTTGTATTCCTTGTCAATACGTTGCTGCTCAGCTTTAATGTCTAAGAGACCTTTCTGGTATTTCTCTTGCCCGTCCAACTTCCTCTCAGCCAGACGCTGGGCCTGTAGCATTCGGTTTTCTCTTGCCTGTTCAAAGGCTAACCGGTCAGCGCGTGCCCGTAACAGGGCATCCTGCTGCCTCAGTTTTTCTCGCGTAGTCAGACCAGTAAGATATGCGTTTCTGACCTTGTCGGCGTGTTGACGGAATGCGTTAATCTTCGTGTCAACATCGGGAACTTCGGCCATCTTCTGCGCAGGCGCACCTCCTGTGGCCGCAACCATGTTGCCTATCGCGCCAATGGCATTGCCCAAGTGGGCTACACCCGAACTGATGTAGGCCGCACGCTCGCGACGAGCGCGTTCCTCGGCCGACAATGGGGGCTCCAACGTATTGACAAACTCGTCCAAATAGTCGTAGTTGTTGGCCGGAATAACTGCATCGGGCGCGTTCTTCGCGTCTAAATTGTGTAATCGCTCTGACTCCATCACAACACTCGCTGAAGGGGCCGGCGCGGTCACACGTGGCGCAAGTTTCCTCTGACGTTCAAGATATTCTTCGTAGGTCTCTGCCATGATGCTACTTTTTATTAGTTGTTTCTTCTAAACTGAGCCCCGAACATCCCTTTGCCTGTGTTCAAATGGCTGCTAAGGTCAGTCATAGCAAAATTCATAAAGGCCTGCGAGGCATTTCCTGCAGCCTGCGAGATGTTCTGCGCTCGCTGGTTGTACATATTCATGTACTGCTGGGCAATACTGTCGCGCTTACCCAAATAAGTACTCTCGATGGCGTCTTTCCTTGCCGCGCCTTGTGCCGCGATCTGACTCATAGTGTCAGCGATACCGCGGTTTACGGCCTCCTGAGTGGCGGCCACACTCTCCTCAGTACCGCCCAACACCGCCTGACGACCGCGGGCAGCGGCCATCTGGCGCTGCGCTTCTTCACGAGCCAACGTCAGGGCGCGCTGCGCCTCTGCGGTCTGGGTATAGTCTTCATTATAGCGACGACGATACCAGTCTTCGTTGTTCTTCTTCTGCTGCTCCAACTCGGCTTTGGCCTTCTTCGCCTGCTTACGGGCGGCGATGCTGCCGAAAATACTTGATGTCGCGCCAAGGGCGGCGCCTGCTATTGCTCCCCACATCTCTTTAACATCTTAACCTTTTAACATTCTAACTTTTCGTATCTTTTCCCATCAACTCTGCAGCCTGTTGGAAGAACCCTCCCTGCCGTTCGTCTCCGAGCACCATGCAGGTAAGACCCGCCAAGTAGTATAGGAAGGCATCCTCCAACTTCTCCCCGACATTTACGTATTGTTCCGTTTGCTGAGACTCTGTTGCAGTTGTCTCCCACACTGGCATCCTGACATAGTCCATAACCACTGTGTCACTGGTGTCCTTTTGCGACAACAGTGTCAGCCTTGTTTCTCCGTTACTGGAATAGTCCAGCCCCACGCGGGGGCGTTCCCATGTTCCTGTACACAACGGGTCTTTCAGCATCGCGTACTCGGACTCGGATATGTCCACTGCGTCTGACAGCGATACCATTCGCGTCCAACTGCTTAGACCCACGAGTCGCCAGCGCCAGACTACCGAGACATCGAAGGTTACAAGCACAGCGGTGTAACCCGCTACAAAGTCGTCATCGGTCTTAACCTTGATGTCTTCGTCAATTTCAACGAGATTTCCACCTCTATACGCATAGTACTTGCCGCCTACAGTGTCGCGATAAAAGTAACTGGGCTGGGGATTCACATACTTGTCTCCGTCAGGCCATACTCGATAATACAACGGCCGGGGCGAGAGTTGGCGAATCTCGCCAACAAAATACCCTCCGACGCTATCAAAATGTATGGCCTCAGGCGTTTCTATGGTGCCCGGGGCCTCCACTTCTACACCTTCTACAAATCCGTCAAAAGGCATTCCCCCCTGGCGGGCGTCAGCATATTTTTCCCACGGGACAAGCGACTCGTCCGCGTTCTGATACACGTATCGAAGTGCCTCTAAGGTCTTATCCTCGATGATTGTGTCAAGCCGGCTCTCGTCGTGCTCTGTACCGCCGGTCTCGAAAGCAGAAAACTCGCTCTCGTTCATCCCTTGCTCGTCCATGAGCAGCCTGACGCGCGTAACTATCGTTTCTTTACTCAGTGTCAGCATACCTCGTCCTGTGAAATGTGCTTTAGCGCGTTTATCGTCTCAGATTGGGGAACTCCACGTTGTACTGTTCCATCAACTGATTCAGATCACTTTCGCCCGTCACGTTGGCACCCATCTTCGTGAAGAAAAGCAGGGCGTCATTTACGGTTTTCACCTTCACAATCTTCTTGGGCTTTTCTCGCTCGACGACAGCCTTGGCCGCAGCCTCGGGCGTGTCTTCGTACTTCTGCGTCAATACGAATAACTTGCCATATCGGGGGTCATGTTCCAGGGCGTCCTGGATAAACACGTCAGCTGTGGTCAACTTGGCCCGGGTGGTCAGTCGGTTGCCACCTTTGAAATTTGCGACTATTGTTTGCCCGAGGTAGTTCAGACGGATGGTCATCGCGTCGAATCGGGACATCTCATATACTTTTACCATATTCTCTTTGTTTTTCGTTCTGTGAAATGCGCTTTAGCGCGTTTATTAAAAAAGAAGCCCCGCCTCTTGTTACAAGGCGAGGCTCCCATTCTCCTTTAGTCGAGGACTATGGCTTTAGGCCACATAGATGTCCTTACCGTCGTAGGGTTCCCAAACGGCTGCCGTTGAGCCGCTGCTTGCGGTCTTGCACTTGTACAGGCCCATAGCGTTAGTCACGGCACCCGTGGTCTCGTTGATAACATCGGCGATCAGGTAGACGATGTCACCTACGGCGCCAGTGGTGGGCAGTGAGTTCACACTCTTCATGGTGGCATCAAGTGCCGACAAGCTGTAACCGCTTACCAGGGTGGCGGGACCGACAATCATTGAATTGAAGGTGTCGAGCTTCACGCAGTCGTCCTTGATGTAGTACTCGGTCTTGGCTTCGCGTACTTCACCGCCTTCGCCCTTGCTGTGGTCAATCTTCAGAGTCTTCTGCTTCTCGTAGTAGAAGTGCTTGGCTTCACGGACGCCGAAGATGATGGCGCACTCGCTGTAACCAAGGTCGTTCAGGCCGTACTCATGCACGAAGTTAATCTTACAGAAGTTCGACTCGAACGAGGTAATCTTGATCTTCGTGGTCTCATCCGTGTAATTGCGGATGGTGTACTCCTTGTGCTTCGAGAAGTCGATGTTCAGCAGACGCTGCACGAACTTCGTACCGCAGTAGGCATCCAGCTCGTAGGGGGCATTGTACTTACCGCAGAGCATGGCCTGGATAGCAATCAGGTCGGAGAAGTCCATCTGGCCGTCTTCCAACTCGTAGCCCAGGCGCAACTGACGCAGAATACCTTCCTCAGTGTAGGCGTACTCCCAGCCTGTTCGCTCGTTGTACTTCTTGAACTTGCTGGGCGCGCTGATGAGAAGCGAGCGGGTACAGTTCCAGCGGAACATATCGAGAACGTAGTCGCGGATGTCCTGGACGCCCCACTTTGCCTTCTTCTTGATGCGCTGGAAAAGCTCGGTGTAGGTCATTGCGCACACCTTCTTCTGCAGGTAGCACTTGCGCTCAGTGGGCATAGCGTTGTCGGGCTCAATCTCCACCTCACTCTCGCTCATGGCGGGGGCCATGGGGAAGAACGTGGTTCCGGCGGGAATGTTGGGCACCTTCTTCAACTCGGTATTGGTTGTACCCGGGGCCCCGTTGATGGCAATAACGCTCATCGTGGTATTACTCTTGCTCGTTACAAGCAGAATAAGGGGCGTATTGTCGGCCACACTACCCTGATAGCCACCCGGAATGCTTGCCATAACCTCCACGTTGGCACGCAGAATGTTCCAGTCGGCATTCGCGATGTGGGTGCCCTTGGTCAAGGTTACCTCGCCCTCGCCTCCGGTAATTGCACCGATGGTGGTCAACTCCATCACGGCTTCACCAATCTCATAGTCCAGCGGCTCCTTCGTGTCTACCTTAATCTGGCGCGCCTTGCGCAGAATGTCCGTGTGCAAAGGATAACGGTGGGCCTTGTACTTACTCACATAATCGTCAATCTGGTTCTCCACCAGGTCGCCGTCGTCGAGTACAGAGGCGCTGGAGGCATGACTGGGCTGCTCGACGCCCTTGTTGGGGCTGTCCTTAATAGAACCCTCGGCGGGCTTACCAGCATTAGGGTCTGCGCCATTGGAACCGGGGTCCATGGCCTGACCATCGGCAGCAACGGCAAGCGACATACCACCACTAAACACGACTGCCATTACAAAGAGCAAGGCATTGAGGACCGTACTCCAGGAAATAAAGGATTTCTTCTTCATAATTATTAATAATTAGGGATTAATACTCATCATCGTCGTCTGATTCCACGAACATATTGTGGATTTTCTTCTTCGGAACCGGGGTCTTCATAGGAGACTGAACACCGCTCACACGCTCTTGCTTGCCCTCCAGGGTGCGCAACTTGTCGTTGACCTTCTGGTTGAGGCCTTCTACCTTACCTTCGTCGCGGGCTTGTTCTACGGCGTTGTCGTAGTTACGCCCCTTGGCCATCATGGCAAATACCTCGGGGTCTATCTTACCATGTACAAGGTCATCCATGACTTGGAACATCTGACCGACTATCTCTTGCGCCTGCTCGTCGGGAATGCCTAACTCTTGTGCCTTTGCCTTAATGGCACTAACACTGTTGGGCATGTTTTCCGTGAGAGCCTTCTTTATGTCTTCGCCTTCGGCCTGGCGTTTCAGCTGCTCTGCACGCATCTCTCCGAATTTCTTCGCCCCGTCGGGGTCCTGCGCCAATGCAAGGATGTCGCCTGAAGCGTTCTCAAACAGATAGGCGAGGGGGTCGAAATTTTCTTGGTCACGTGCGGCGTTCAACATGCGCACCATTTCAGGGCTTTTCTCCATAGCTTCACGCAGGCGCTGTGTATTTCTCTCATAACCTTCGTACTCGTCCATCGTCTTGCCCATCTGTTCGTAGTAGGCGTCCTCGTCGTCCATGTTCAGGTCGGGGTAGCGCTCCGATACACGCTTACGGAAGGCGTCTCTCCGGCTGGGCGCATCCGTTGTCCCTGCTTCTGTACCGGCCGTGGAGCCCGTCTCTGCTCCTGTCTTCTCAGTGGCGGGTTCTCCAGCGGTGCCGGCAGTAGGTTCCTGCATGGGGGTCTCGATAGTGTTTTCTTCCATACGTTTTTGTTTACAGTTCCGCGTAGCACGCGGCAAATTCATTTAATCCGCCCCAAAACTACACGCAAAAAGGGCGCGATTTTGACTTTTTGTCAAGAACACCGTCTTTGTGCCGAATTTTTAAGACGATTTTTGCGCCGTCATCAAACTTTACTTGCTTTTTGAACCATGAGAGAACAAAGAGACGAAGCGCTTTACAAGGAATTTAAGCGCATCTGGAAGGAAAATCCGCAGCTTACCTACGATGAAGTCATAGACCGTGTACTGGTTGCACCGCAACCGCGTATGTGGGTGGGCTTCTTCGGTGTGTACCACCGACTGAAACGTATTCTCTATAACAGTAGAAAGTGTTTAATCAACAGGGCAAAACTTGGCCTCGAGGATGAGGTGGCGCGAAAATATGAAAGACTGAAAAAGATGTATATCTTTCGTGATGCGTCACCGTATTTCCTGGTGTCATTCATCATCGCCGAGCCTGCCACGGGTTTTTTTGTATCGAAGGCTTACGCGAAACGTATCATCTGGCGAACTTGCAAAAAACATAAAAATAAATCATCATGCCCGAAAAACTAAAGCCCTTCGCGCCTACTTTATTTCTCTTATTACTCTGCGCCGTTGTTCCTAAGTCGTACCTCGTAAGGAATGATTATATTTCGGCGTTCACTTTTCACTTCACACACGCCAATATCTTCCACCTCCTTGCAAACTTCTACGTAATCGCGCGATTTCGCCCCCGGTGGGTAAATGTACCTGCGGCGTATTTGAGCGCAACAGCGGCTGCTCTGGCGCCCTTCTCGGGTATGTCTGCGCCAACGGTGGGGATTTCCGCCATCATATTCGCCATGCTCGCACGTAGGGACGCAATTCTTCGCATCTGGAACTGGCGTTTACTCGGTTTCAATTTTCTACTGGCTTTCGTGCCGTGCTATAACTGGAAAATCCATCTTCTTGCCTATTTAATTGCATTCATCATATGGAAAGTCTACATTCTCTTAAAAGACCGCTTACACTCAAAGAGCGGCAGGAAACACTAAAAGTTCCTTCCCTGGCAACACAGCAACCGCCTGTCCTAGAAGAAAAGACCAAGAAAAAATCTCCGAAACCACCTGGACACCTCAAATGGGGGTCCCTCTCTCAAAAGAAGTCCGCCCCCGAGCCAACAGTGCCGGAAGCCTTACCCAAATCACCGTCTGCCATGCCTGACACGTTAACGGAGAATCCTTCCGACCCGCCTGCTCTTTATGACGACTTTGATGAGGATTTCGCCAATGCGTCATTCGACCTCTCTGTGGATGAAATTCTCGCAGAAAACCAGAAGCGAATCGACAAACTCCGCCTCGTAGGGGTAGACCAGAAGACGGGAGAAAATGTGCCCGGGCACACAGAGTATCTCGAACTGCCTGACTATCCCATGCAGAAACAATGGCTCACACCGGAGACGATGGCCACCCCTTTGTATAAGACGGTTAAGACGCTTGGCTCGGTCTCCGCCTATGCGGAGTACTTTACAGCCGTACATGCCGAAGAACTGAACGGGGAGGTAGTGACTATCGAAGATGTTTGTCAGGAGATGTTTTTGGTACGTCTCAGCACTGACCCCGCCTTTGCTTTTGTGATGTGCTTTACCATTAAGCATAAATTTACAGGCAAAACCGTACCGTACTATCTCAACTATCCGCAGTTTATCCTTCTTGAAAAACTGGAAGAGATGCGTCATGCGGGTGTGCCTATCCGCCTCATCCTGCTTAAAGCGCGTCAGTGGGGCGGAAGCACGCTCGTCCAGTTGTACATGGCGTGGATTCAACTATTCCTAAAAGAGGGGTGGAACTCTGTTATCATTGCGCAGACGAAGGACACGGCAAAGCGCATTAAGGCCATGTATACGCGCATGCTGTCGAACTTCCCCTGCGCGGAACTGGTCTTCCATGTCCCCAAACTGCAGTTCTCGCCGAAGGAGAAGTCTACGGCGGATTCTATCGTTACGGACACCAGCGGACGAGAGATGAGGGACAACACAGTTACCATTGCGTCTTTCGAGAACTACGAGGCTACTCGCGGCGCAGACTTCGCGATGGCACACTTCTCCGAGGTGGCGTATTGGGTGAATACACCAGGCAAGACGGCAGAGGGCCTTATCACGAATATCGCAGGAGGTATGCTTATGGCTCCAATGACACTGGAAGTCATGGAATCTACTGCGAATGGTATGAGCGGATATTTCTACGACGAGTACCAAATGGCGAAGAATCCCGACGCAAAGACGGCACGGCGGGCGCTGTTCATCCCGTTCTTCTACATCCTCAACGACACGCTGCCTTTCAACTCCGATGAAGAGCGCAGGGCTTTCGCCGAGCAGTTGCTAAAGAATCGTTACTCGGAGACAGAAACACCGACCACAGAAAGCGGAGAGTATCTTTACTCGTTATGGAAGAAGGGGGCTTCTCTTGAGGCTATCAACTGGTATGTACAGAAACGCGCATCTTTCCACGATCATGCTTCTATGGCCTCGGAGGCTCCGTCGGATGATGTGGAGTGCTTCAAGCACTCGGGACGTACCATCTTCGACCAATATCTCATCGACAAGTACAAAAAGGAGTTCTCGCGTGACCCCGAATACAAAGGCGAAATCATGCAACTGGAGGGCCAACTGCCTACACTTGCGCCAAAGGACGACAAGGGGCAGCTCTGGATATGGCAGTATGCCGATAACACGCCCACGGATGACCGATACCTCGTTGTGGTCGATGTCGGCGGACGCGGAAAAACATCGGACTTCTCCGTTATCACCGTCGTGGACCGCTGGCCGCTACGCTTCGGAGGTAAAGCTGAGGTCGTGGCCAGGTGGCGCGGCCATATTCGTTATGACTTCCTGGCGGTAAAGGCTGTGATGATAGCACGTATGTATTGCCATGCGCTCCTGGTCTTCGAATCGAACACCTTCGACAAGAAGAAAGCGGAGGCAACGGAATTTGTGGAGTCCGGAGACCATACACGCGGAATACTCTCGACCATAGAAGACGAATACGACAATCTTTACATGCGTACTTCTACGTCACCAGAGGATATTCGTCAGGGCCGTTTCCGTAAAATCGGTTTCCAGACAAACGCAAAATCTAAGCAGGACATGGTAGACCACTTCATCGTTACTTTCGAAGATAACATCCGTTTCCTCGACCCCGACTGGCGTGCTTATGCTGAAATGGCTATCTACGAACAGCGCGAAGATGGCTCTTATGGTAACATCGTCGGCAAAGATAATCACGACGACATCCTCATGACAGACATGATAGCGGACCTCATCAGCGATTCTATGCCGATGCCCACCCTGCGGAAGGTCGCTACAAGTACCGACTGGACGATGGGCACAGTCAATGAATCTCTGATTTAGTATTTTCGTTGCGTTTTCCAAGTAGAATTAGGCCCTCTTAAAATTTGTTAAAATCCCGACGGTGTGGTTTCCGACCATGTCATCGGGATTTATGGTATACTTATAAAGGAGGGGCACACTAAGCACCTCCCGAAAAACCACTCCAGCCTTCCCTGATATGGAGAGTCCTCAAAGGGGCCCCTGCGCATCCGCGTCACCGTTTCTTTCCCCGTGACCGGGCGGGATTAATAGTACAGCGCGCCTGCGTGTGTAGCGCGTACGTATGCGTCACGTTAAACCGCAACAAAGGACAATAGGACAATTCTCGCGCGCGTATAATATTATTAATTTTTTCTCTCTCTCGTGCGCGCGCATAAAAGAGCAATACTAGAAATTTATCGCGCGTACGTGCGCGCACGTAGTATTTCTAGATAATCTAGTAAATATTAATACGCGCACGCGCGAAAAACTTATACCTAATATATAGAAAGTATTGTCCATTGTCCTTTTCGTCCGTTCACGCTTTTATTTATTGGAGGTGACAATAAGTAGGACAATCTCGGACAATCGATTTATTGTCCTAATTTTATGCATCGCCAGAAACGTTTCAACGAAATTACGAGTAGGACAATACTTTATTGTCACTCCCTTTGTCACACTAAATTAGGACAATAATTTTTTTTCCACTTCCTCGCGCGTGCGCGTATGCGCTCGTATATAAGTATATCTAGTCTTACTAGTAATAACGCGCACGCGTACGCACATGTATATACCGACAGTCGTCCTGGGCATGGAGAGTCCTCAAATGGGGCCCCGCCATCTTCACGCCCGACCGGTAACACTCTTCTTCTATTTTGTGGGTTCCCTAGGTACGCGATGTGGGGAGTCCTCATCGGGGGCCCCGCCACCCCTGTCCAGCGAGCACGGCCAGCACCACGGGCACGGCCACGCCTGCCACGCCCTGCTCCTCTCTCACGTCTCGCGGTGGCTGCGCGCCCAGCCCTGCCCCCTCCTACACAGCGCGCAGGATGCCCAGAGGTCGGCCTCGCTTGATGCCCAATGGAATAGGATACGCGTATACGTGAAGCCTTCTATATGTAGACTATGGTCTATATATAGAAAAACTCGACTGCCTGCCCCCACGGCGGAGCGAGCACAGCGAGGCGGACCCCGATGGGCGCACCCGAGTGACTGGATTCTACCGTAGAAGTCGACCACGGGCACGAAATCCGCCTAACGCGCTGTTCGTCAGTGCCGAATTACGCGCCCTTCGGATTCTGGGTGAATCTGAACCCTTCGCTTCATCGGCCTCGGAGTAAGTAAGGCAAGATGGGCACGCCCTGCTCGCTCATCCTGTCCGCCCTCCGAGCGGAAGACTGGAGGACACAGCACCGCCAGCCGAACGAGATATGCCGCACGACCAGCAAAAAGTGAATAAATATTCATTTTGCGTAACTGCCTATAAATCCGACATCAAGGCCATTTTTGCCAGCATTAAAATGCATAAATATTCACAAAATATTCAGAAAATGAATAAATATCCAAAACGCGAATTTATTTATTCTCTAACTTTTCCGCGTAAATCTTATCTTTTAAGATAACTTTTGCAGTGAAATAGGCTGACCGCAATGCGGGCATCTCGCTATTGGCGCGAATAACTCCGCCACCTCTACGCCCAGTGCATCCGCGATGCGCTGAAGTGTGTCGAGTGTCGGGGAATATCTCCCACTTAGAATATTAGACATAGTCCCGTCTTGCACGTTCATTCGTTTTGCCAAATCTTTTTGGCTCATGCCTTTCTCCTTCAATATCTCTTTTACTCTCATGTTGGTAGGTTTTTAAGTTAGTCCGCGCAAAGATAGCGAAAAAATTTCAAACTTTCTTAATTCTTATAGAATTAATTAGAGACTACCCTAAAAATAATTTTAAGAAAAGCACATAAATATTTGGCTGGTATTTCAAAATTCCCTAACTTTGCCAGCAGAAAGTTATAGAATACACTAATTTCAACCCCTAAACCAAAACACCATGTTGCAAGTAAATTACAAAATCGAGTTTGGAGAAATCAAGTACCGCCAGTCGACAGATGGCCAGTTAGTAACCATCAAGATACACTGGGCAAATGCCCTGTGTGCGTTCATCCACCACTACAAGGACGAGAAGGGCGAGAAATACGCACAACTTATCTCGTTCTTCGCCGACGAACAGCACATCAAGAACTGCGAGAAGAACTTCGCCAGTCACGACCCTGTAGATTTCATCAACGGCAAGGTAGAGAGTGTGAAACTCAACCTTTACTACCCCGAGAGTAAAATCCTGCTCAAACACATCGTCAAGCACCACAACGTCACCTGTTACTACAAAGAACCGAAGAAGTGACTACACGGATGGGCGAACCATAGCGGCAGGGGAGGTGCGAGCCCTCCCACGTCCTCTATCATTACTAACCAGCAATAAAACCACTATGAACGCAAGATTTCAAAACTACATCGAGGCACTGACCCCGAAGAAGCGCGACCTAGTATGTGAGGCCGTGAAGGAGTATTTACAAGGCGAAGCCGATGAGGTAGAACTGATGTGCAACGCGCAAGCCGTGTTTAAGAAGTGCAGATGGCTGTCGATGGAGAGTGAAGAGCACGCCATGATAGTTCTGTGTAATAAGAGGTACGGCTTTATCAAGTCCGTCGTGTTGTCAGACGGCTGCCAGGACTGCACGTTCTTCGATGTCCGCAAGGTCATCCACGAGGCACTTATGTGCAATGCCCTGTCCGTGATAATGGTTCACAACCACCCGAGCGGAGGCACAAGTCCCAGTCGTGACGATGACAAGGTAACGGAGGCAATAAAGAAAGCCTGTGAGTTGATGCGTATCCGCTTGGCCGACCATGTAATAATCGCGGGCGGTAACTATTACTCTTATGCTGAAAACGGAAAGATATAACCATTAACACCTACGACTATGACAATGAGCGAAGCAAACGTGAAGATGGAACTGAACCATGCGATTGTAACGGGTGTGCCAGTGTACGAGAGTGTAAACCTCGTCATCGATAAGGGCCTCACGCGCGCCCTATACACAGAACTGCTGTGCAGGCTCGGAGGTTCTTTGTACATGGGCTGTTACTCGATAGGCGAGCCCTTCAAGTTATCCTGTCTAAAACTCGACACCGCTGTAGTCCGCCTTATCGGTGATACCGACAACGATGTGAAGAAAGCCGTCCTCGGCTGTTTCCCCAGAATGGACTTGGCCGTCTTCGCGCAGTGGCTGTCCGCCTTGACCGACAAGCACCTAGACGATCAGTATGTCGAACTAAAGTGGGACATCGCATAGACTGGCAGGCCGAACCATAGCGACATTGGGAGGCGCGAGTCCTCCCACGGCCACGATATATGTTTAACCAATAAGACGTGAGACTATGAAGCAAAAACTCATCTACGCGCCCATCGACAACAAGAATTTGTTGGAAGACGCATTTGAGGACGATGTGTTTGGCGGATTCTACGCAGCACCCGACCACCGCAAACATAACATCCGCCATTTGGTCGGTCACGTTCGCACAGCCGACCCGACCCGAAGGAAGTATTTACTAACCTATTAACCAAATAGCACTATGAAGAAGTTATTAGTACTTGTGGCCGTAGTACTGGCCACCATGAGCGCAGGAGCGCAAGAGAGTTACACACGGCAGGGTAACACCTTCACCGCAGTCATCACCAACAAGGGCAGGGACGCGCGAGCCAATGCCGACAGCACCGCCTACACATGGGCAGACGCCAAGGGCGTGAAACGCCCGATATGGGTAGCGCGCACAGGGTCATGCTTCGTCATCCGAGTTAGTGGCAAGACGGGGAACGAGTATCGCCAGTACTGCCCCCGTGAGGTCAGTGCAGCGATATGCAAGGAGTTAGGCCGAGAGTACAAACCCAAGAACACGAAGCAATGAGTAAGACCTGTGACGATTGTCGGTTTATAGCCTGTGTGGGCTACCATTACTACCGATGCACGAAGAAAGACATGAGAGTGAACCACAACGACCAAGCATGTGAATACTATGAAGACTAACAGCGATACCGAGGACCTGCTAATGGCCGTAGCCGTTATGTGGGCAAGTGTGATAGTATTATGGCTTACAGCCATATTAAGTTGACATCTCACCGATAGGCAACCCCCGCCACTGGGGTGGCAGGCCGAACGTTAGCGGCAAGGGAGGTGCGAGCCCTCCCACGGCCTCAACACATTGTTTAACCCATTAAAAAGTAAGACTATGACACATTATGAGAAAGCATTGAACTACGCAGCCAGTCAACTGACGAAATTGGAGGCAGAGTATGCAACGCGCAACGAGGCAGACCGCTTGCCCATTGAACCGAGTTTTGTTGGCAAAGTGGCCGACTGCATGGAAGAATATGGGCAGGACAACGATTTGCCCGAGGGATGGTGGTTGGAGCAGGCAGACGAGGAGGACACCGCCTATTATGTCGCCACAATCCTATTGGACCCTGCCTGCGCACCGCAGGATGAGGAGTATGTTTAACCCCTAATACTTACAACTATGCTACAACTTACAATCAGCAATGCCACGTTGATGGGCGCAGTAAGCGACCTCAACAGAGTGATTAACAAAAGTGCGAGTATGCCTATACTTACGGGCATCCACGCCAGTATGGACAACGCGGGCCGACTGACCTTGCGCGCGATGGACGGAAGTGACTACGTAATGACGAAGACCATACAGGTCGACCGATGGGAGGGCGCAGGCGCATTCGTAGCCGATGCGGAACAACTGACGAAAGCATTAACAGGAATGCCTGAGCAAGACATTACTCTCAGCGTAACCAACAATCGCTGTGAGATAGCCTATAAGGGAGGCAGCCTATCCTTTGAGACTGGTGATGTGGAGAGATACCCCGCTGTCAACGAGGCCGAGTACACCGATACCGCCAACGTAGACGGCCAGATACTCACGGAGGGCATAAGCCGATGTCTCTATGCCGTAGCCAAAGACCAAATCAGACCACAAATGACGGGCGTGTACATCCATTACGCAGACGGGCAGATGTCATTCGCAGCCTCAGACGGCCGCAAACTATCAATCTCCGACCGCAAGGCCGACCTCGCATGCGGGGCATTCGAGGGCATTCTCAACCCCAAGACGTGCAACATCATCAAGGCCACCATCAATGCAGGCAAGCAGGTACGCCTGCGCATTGGGGACGCCTATATCTCACTGGAGTACGGCAACACCATGTTCCGCGCCCGTCTCATTGAGGGACGCGCGCCCAACTACAGGGGCGTCATACCAACCACTACGGCCTACCACTTGACCATCAACACCAAGACCCTATTGGCCAGTGTCAAGAGGCTGAGCGCATTCGCCCCAAGTGGCAGTGGACTCATCCGTCTCGACTACGACGGCAACAGCACACTGGCTTTGACCGCCAAGGACATCGACTTGTTCTCGCGTACCATGACGGAGGCCCTGTCCGTTGACGATGCCACAGCAACAGAGGGTGATGTCCCCAGTCTTGCTATCGGCCTGTCCGCCACGTACCTCGCGCAGGTATTGGCCAACTTCGGAAGCGATAAGGTCACACTTAACTTCTGCGCCATGAGCAACGGAGAGTGTGACGCCAGCCGTCCTGTAACATTCACTGGTGACATGGCCACTACGATACTCATGCCCATGTTACTGGAGAAAGAGGAGGAAGAACCGCAGCAGGAGGACGAACCACTGCCCGATGATGACATGGACGAGCCGGCCCGCGATGATGGGGGCGTAGAGGCAGCGGTGGCCGCGCGTAATGAGGCTGTAGCAGCGAAACGTGAAAGGATCTATGCCTCGGAGGAAGAGGAGGAAAACGAGCAGGAAACAGAACTGAACGAACTGGACGCAGCATTGGCAGCAGGGCCCGATAACGGAGAACTGGCAGCATAGGCTGTAAGGTAGGCCGAACCATAGCGACATTGGGCGGTGCGAGTCCTCCCACGGCCACGATAAATGTTTAACCCTTAAAACCAAACAACTATGGTATCAGAGCAATTCAAGCAGACCATCGAGAACTATCTGCAAGTAAGAGCCAACAAGGACGAACTATTTGCCCAGACATTCGCCAAGGAGGGCAAAAGCATCGACCAGTGCTGCACCTACATCCTTAACAAGGTCAAGGAGAGCGGGCAAATGGGATTCGCGGACGAGGAAATCTACGGCCT